CCATATAAAGTTTCTGATCCATTTGCAGATAATGATTTTATAGTTGAATCAAATGAAATAACATCTCAATCATCAATTGTTGAATCTACCACATCTGGTTCAATAAATTTAATTCAGATTATTAATTCTGGAGATAATTATGAAGTTGGGGATTCTGCAATATTTGATAATACAAATACCAATGGTGGTGGTTTAAGTGTATCTGTGAATAGTATTTCTGGTAAACCGATTGAATCAATTAATACTACTGTTGATACTTTTGATGCAACTTTTGTTTGGAGAGATCCAACTCATGTGGCAGCATATATTTCTACTGCACCAGATTTAAATGGTGGTGATAATGTTGTTATATCTGGTCTTAGCACTACAGCAATAAAAGGATTAACTGGTTCACATGTGCTTGGTATTAATACTGCACAAACAGTTATATACCAACAAATTCCAAATGTAGCAACTACTGGTATTGCAACTGACATATACGTTACAAATATACCAGAACATATTTCAGTTGGTAGCACAATAGGGATTGGAACAGAAGTATTATCTGTTTTAAATACATTTAATCAGAATAATGTATTAAGAGTCAAGAGGGGTGTATCAGGTGGGATTCATACTGTTTCAACACCACTTTCTCTTATACCAAGTTTCTTTAATATTCCCCTCAAAACAAAGGTATTTGATTCAACTATAGATGATAAGATATATTTTAATCCACATGAATCTGTTGGTGTAGGTACAATTGTTGGGTTGGGATCAACTGCAACATCAACATTAGGTGATTTAATAAGTGTTGTTTCAACACCAACTCGTAGTATAAGATTACCAAATCATCCATTTAAAACAAATCAAAGAGTTACATTAACAAAACCAAGTGTAGGATATGCATTAACAGTTTCTAAAGATGATGGAGTAACAACATTTAATATACCTGAAACAGGTAATAGTCAAGATGTATTTGTAATTAGAAAATCTAAAGATTACATTGGTATAGTAACTCAGGTTGGTTTAACAACAAGTTCTGATGGATTATCTTTTGTAGGTGATACTACTGTTGGTTCAAGTAGTTTTGAATATTTGTTTGAGAGTAATTTTGATAAAGTAACTGGAACATTACAGAGAATTGATGCAGTAGTTTCAGTATCTACCGCACATAGTTTAGTTGATTCAGATGTGATAAAATTATCTGTTAATCCAAATCAATCCGTTGGAATAGGAACATCAACTCAAATAGATGTTAGATTTGATTCAGTTACTCATAATTTATTAGTTAATCCTATTACTATTACATCTAGTGGGGTTACAACTGCAACAAATAATTTTGCCTTTACTACTCATGATTTAAATACAGGTGATAAAGTTCAATATATTTCAACTTCTGTAACCGAAGGTTTGGTAAATCAAGAATCTTATTATGTATTTAAAGTTGATGATAATAATTTTAAATTAGGTGAAACTTATAATGATGTCACAAGTAATCCAGCTAATATTATTGAACTAAATTCAACAGGTGGTTCAACAGGTAGTAATCATGAATTTTCCTTAATTAATCCACCTATACCTGTTATAAGGGATAATAATTTAGTATTTGGAGTTGGACATACATCTTTATCTGGATATGAGTTTAATATTTACCATGATGTAGATTATAAAAACCAATTTGTATCAGTTGGAAATACAAATAATTTACAAGTCATAGGTGTTGGAACAGTTGGTGTTACATCAACTGCAACAGTTACATTAAACTATTCTAGTGATAATCCCTCAATTCTTTATTATAATATTAAAAAATCAGGATTTATTAGTACATCTGATACTGATGTTGTTAGTTATAATAAGATTCATTATTTAAATAGTGATTATGATGGTGAATATTCAATCTTTAATGTCCCACCTGTTGTAGGTGCATCTTATACAAGTTTTAGTATATCAATACCAAAAGTTCCAGAAAAATTATCATATGCTTCAACAGAAACTAGTGTATTAAAATATTCTACAAAATCATCAAGAGCAAAAGGACCTATTGATAGGGTAAATATTGATTTTGGTGGACTAGGTTATGATAGTTTACCATCTTTTGTAAGTATAGCATCAACGCAAGGAACAAATGCTACATTATTACCAGATTCAACAACAATCAATAGAGTAGATGATATTAGAATTTTAAATCCAGGTTTTGAATATTCTTCTGATCCTACACTTAAACCAGAGGCATTTATTTCTCCTGTTATTTCAATTATAAATTCTGATACAATATCAAATGTTGAAATACTTGATGGTGGTAAAAATTATACATCAACTCCTAATTTAGTACTTATTAATCCAGTTACTAGAGTTGAAGATACCTCTGGAGCAATAACTGGTATAGTTGCAAGTAACTCTTTAAGTAATGTAGATATTGTTGTTCCACCAAAAGGTCTACAGTCAGTAACACATGAAATATTTGCAATAAACAATGATAATGGATCTACTGTAAGTAAATTAGTATATGATTCAACCGTAGGTATTGTAACATGTACACTTATAACTCCAGTATTAGGTTTCTCTGAACCTCCATTCACAGTAGATGAAGAAATATTTGTAGAGGGTCTTGAAAAATTTGGTGATACTGGAACAGGATTTAATTCTGTTGATAATGGATTTAGATTCTTTAAAATATCTGCAGTAAATAATATAAATCCAACCACAATTTCATTTGATATATCTGCATTCACTACGAATGCTGGTATTGCAAAAACTATTCAAAATTCTTACGGAACCATAATAAGTCGAAATTCTTATCCACAATTTAAAGTAACTCAAGAAATTTCTAAATTTAATGTTGGTGAAAAATTATTAGCATTTGTAGGAACATCATATGTTCCCGTGGATTTAAAAATATCTATATCAACTAATGAATTTATAAAAGTTATAGAGGAAACACCTGGTGCATTTAATTTAGTTACTGGTCAACTTATTAAAGGATTTATTTCTGGTAATATAGCAACAATCAATACTATATCAAAAAATTCTGGAAGATTTGATATTAGTTATTCATTAAAGCAAGAACAAGGTTGGAATGATAATATTGGTAAATTAAGTCAAGATTATCAAGTAATACCAGATAATGATTATTACCAAAATTTATCTTATAGTGTAAAAAGTTCAGTAACTTATGAAACTTTAGTTAGTTCTGTAAATAGAATACTTCATACTAGTGGACTTAAGAATTTTGCAGATGTAGGAATAACATCAATAACCAGTGCAGGCATTACAACTTCAAGTTTTGCAGATATTCTTGCTTTAGATTTTATAAATCAAAAGAGAGTTGATACAATCAATAATTTTGATTTTGCTTTAGATATTGATACTATTGATGGAAAATCAAAATTCCTTAAATTAAAAAATACAAAACTATCACCTTATATTGAGTGTAAAACAAATCGTGTTTTAGAAATAGATGATATATCATCTTTATTTAAAAGCACTGCCACAACTTTAACTCAATTCTTAGATTTATCAATAAATGCAAGATATGCAACTTTCCTAGTACAGATTAGAGATCCAAATACAGGAAATACTCAAATATCTGATATTGTCTTATTTAAAGATAGTCTTAATATATTCACAGCTGAAAAAGCAAAAGTACATACAAGTCCATTAGAATTGGGTTCTATTCTTGGTCAGATGGATAGTTCTAATAATGTAAGTTTAAAATTTACTCCAGATGACCCAGAAAATAATGACTATGATCTTAAAATACGACAAACTTCCTTTAATACAAATTTAACAGGAATTGGAACACAAACAATAGGATTTATAAATTTATCAGGTATAAACACTACAGTCGCAACAGCGACTACATCTACGATAATATCAACTAATATTGGTAATACGGATGCATTCTTTGCATCAATAGAAGTGAATGATGTTACGACAGATGAAACTAATTTTGTTGATTTATATTTAACACATGATGGATCATCATCATACATAGCTGAATTTTATTCAGACACTGAAAATGCTGCAGTATCTAATTTTATAGGAACATTTACATCAGAAATTAATTCAGATATTTTATCTTTAAACTTTGAAAACGATAAACCAAATGAAGTTTTGGTTAGATCAAGAGTAATTGGTATTGGTACAACAGCAGCAGGTATTGGAACATATAGATTTAAGTTGACTGGTCAACTTGATGGAACAGAAAAAACTACTAGGTTTGAATCTAAGTTTTCAAATGTATCTACAGCATCTACAATTGCAACATTCCTAGAGAATGAAATTTCTACTTTAAAAGGATTTGTAAGAGTATCAAGTGGTTCGACAAGTGCTCTCCATCAAGTTTTAGTTGCCCATGATTCTACTGATTCACATACAGTACAATATCCATTCATATCAATTGGAAGCACATCAGGTATAGGAACATTTTCATCAACATTAGTTGGTAATGATTTAAATCTTAATTTCCATCCTGATCCTCTTTATAGTGGAGGTACTAATAGTGTGCAGGTACAAGTGCTTACAGAAGCATTCTATACTGAAAATGATCTATTAAATACTGCACCAGATTTACAATATGGAACAGTAACAGAATCTATATTATTGGGTCAATATGATGCGTTAAATGGTTTAAGATCTAATAAGAAAAGTTTTACACTTCAAAGTAATTTAAAACCAATATTCCAAAAACAATTTAATCCTGCAGATACATCAACCTTAGATACAGGAACTGGCATATTTACAATAGTAGATCATTTCTTTGAAACTGGTGAGAGATTAGTATATACACCTGGATCAACATTTGAAGGCATATCATTGTCTGGAATTACAACTGCTGGTGGTACTTTAGGTTCTGAAGTATATGCAATTAGATTAACTAAAGATACATTTAAGATATCAAAATCTCGTCCTGATGCATTAGCTGATGTTGCAGTTACATTTACTGGAACAGGATCTGGTAATGCACATGAATTTGAGATGTTTAAGAAAAATGAAAAGGCATTAATATCAATTGATGGTGTAATACAATCTCCTATGGCATTTACACCAATAACTACAGATCTTGAATACAATATTACAAACACTCAAACAACATTTAGTGTAACTGGAATTTCTTCAATACAATCAAATAACATCATTAAGATTAATGATGAATTTATGAAAATAACCAATGTTGGTTTAGGAACTACATCGGTAGGTCCAATAACTGGAACTGGATCTGTAAATGTTTTAGTTGTAGAGAGAGGTTCAATAGGATCTGCTTCTACAAACCATAGTTCAGGTGCAACAACTAGATTATTCTCTGGTGGTTATAATATTGTTGATAGCACACTTCATTTAACAGATCCACCAAAAGGAGATGCAAATGCTACACAGAAAACACCAGCAAACTTAGATCCCGTTAGATCAACTTTCAATGGAAGAGTATATTTAAGACAAGATTATAGTTCAAATACAATATTTGATGATATTTCTAGTGGTTTTACAGGTATAGCTGCTACACATCCATTAAGAGTTGGTGGAGCAAGCACATCTGGTATTGCAACAGGAAGTAGTATATTGCTTTTAAATGGAATATTCCAGACACCAAGTACATTTAATAATCTAGGAAATAATTATGAGTTTAATGAAGTTAGTGGTGAAAGTAATGTTGTATTTACTGGAATAACATCATCAAATGGACAAAAAATTGTTAGTGACACAGATGTAAACCAGAATCAACTACCAAGAGGTGGTGTAATTGTATCATTGGGTTCAACTGGTGGATTGGGTGTTGCAAATTTAGCACCAGCTAAAGTTAAAGCAACTATAAACGGAAGTGGAGCAATAGTTGGAATTGTTGGTCTTAATACAACTGGTAGTGCTTTTGGTATTAGTACAGCAAAATATAATCATCTGACAGGTCAACTTCAAGTTACTACTTCAGGTAATCATGGATTTAGAAACATTAATGAGTTTGTAAGATTAGATGGAATGACATTTAATCCTTCTCTAACAATTCCAAATGATAGAGACTTTAGTGTAACTGGAATATTATCATCAACAACATTCACAACTGATATTGGTATAGATTCACAAGCACATGCTTACGTAGGAAATGGAACTGCATTTGAGTATCTTGGTGATTTGACATTTGGTTCTGGATATCGGAACCCTGTCTCTGTTGCAGTTACAGATTTATCTGGAAATGGAGCAAGTGCAGATATTACAGCAGAAGTTGTTTCTAACACACACGTATTTGTAAGTGCAACAACCAATGCTGTTACGGTTACTGGAGGTTCTCCTCTTACTCCTACAGGTGCTACATACGATCCTGCAACAGGAAATTTAGTAATTACGAAAGCATCTCATGGTTTAACTACAAGTGATACTGTTGGTCTTGCAACAAATTCATTTGTATTCAGATGTGCACAAGATAATTTCTCAACTGATCACTCATATCCTCGTTCTGGTCCTACTCCAAGTTCATCAGGTGGTGATCCAGCGCATAATGCAACTTTAGCAATCACTGCGAAAACTACTAATACATTCACTGTAAATGTTGGTATTACAAACACAGGAACGGGTGGTGCACTTAAATTTAATATTAATAACGCAGGTACTGGTTATACACAACCACAAATACAGGTTTCTTCACCATCTTATGAAAATTTACCAATTGTTGGAGTTTCTAGAAGAGGTATAGGATCAACAACTGATACTGGAACTGGTGTAACTGTAGATATTCAAGTAGGAGCTGCTGATACCACAGTTGGTATAGGATCTACTTCTTATGAGGTAGTTAATTTTAAATTGAATAATAATGGTTATAACTTTAAGTTGGGTGATGTATTCAAACCTGTTGGATTAGTTACTGATAGGTTCTTAAATACTTCACAATTGATTAGTGATTTTGAACTAACAGTTACTGAAGTGTTCCAAGATCAATATTCATCTTGGAACTTTGGTCAGTTTGATTTTATTGATTCTGTAAGAGATTTGCAGAATGGTGTAAGAAAGAGATTCCCATTATTCTACAATGCAAGTCTCTTAAGTTTTGAAATAGATCCAGATAATCCAGATTCATCACTTATAGATCTTGATGCTTTATTGCTTATATTTGTAAATGGGGTGGTACAAGAACCAGGTGAGTCTTATACATTTGATGGTGGTTCATCATTTGATTTTGTACAAGCACCTGATGCTAATGATATTATTGATATATTCTTCTATAAAGGTACGACTGGTGTTGATTCTGTTCAAGTTTCTGCAGGAGCATCAATAACACCTACTATAAAAACAGGTGATATCGTTCAATTAAATAAAATTGGTATAACAACAGGTCAAGATCCAAGAACAATATTCTCAATATTGGGATCTGATGAGGTTGAAACTAACATTTATACTGGATTGGGTATTAATGAATCTGTTTATAAACCATTTAACTGGACTAAACAGAAGATTGATAAGAAAATAGGTGGTGAAATAGTGTCTAAAGTTAGAGATTCAATTGAATCACAGGTTTATCCAACTGCTAAAATTATTGATGATATAAAAACAACCAGTGATGAATTGTTCCTTGATAATGCAAAATTCTTTAATTATGAAGAAGATTACTCTGCTTTAACTAATATTGTAGTTGGTGGATTAGTGGTTGGTTCCACAAATCCTGTATCTGCTGCATTTACTGCAACTGTTTCAATTGGTGGAACAATTCAAGCACTTAACATAACAAATTCTGGAAGTGGGTATGTGGGTTCTACTACATCTATATCAATATCAGCACCTAGTGTTATTGGGGTTGGAGTTGGAGTAACTGCTACAGCAACTGCAACTATTACGAATGGTGTTATAACTAATACTACAATTACAAATCCTGGTTTAGGTTATACGATATCAGCAGTTCCTCAAGTTCTTGCTCAACTTCCAAGACCAATTAAAGAGGATATTGATACTATCACTACTATACAGGGATTTGATGGTGCAATTACAGGTATAGGTGTAACTGGTGGAATTGGACATCCAACAGCACTTAAATTTAATATAAGTGCCGATTTAACAAATAATCCAAATTCAGTTCTTACAGATCTGAAAGTTGGTTATCCTATATACATATTTGGAACACAAGTTGGACATGGTGTTACCTCAGTTGTGAGTGATAATTCTACTGTTGTTGCAACTGGAACTACATGTGTTGATAATATCTACTTCATAAATGCCTATAATTCTGGTGTTGGTATTATTACATGTAATATAATGAGTGGTGTTAATACCACTGGTATAGAGACCTCTGGTTCAACAATCGGTGGTTTCTCTTGGGGAAGACTAACAGGTTTCACAAGGGATGCAAATCCTATATCAATAGGTGTTACTGGATTAACAATAGACTCTGGATTAACGACTTACCCATCTATTCAGAGAAGAGATTTCGGTCTTAGGGACAACGGTTCATTAAGAAAGGATCTTGGGTAGTATAAATATAGAAAAAAGCTAATGATATGGCTGCAATTGTAACAGATCAATTTAGAATTCTAAATGCAAATAACTTTGTAGAGACAGTAGATGACTCTGCAAATTCTTACTATGTCACATTAGGTTTAGCTAATCCAGCACTTGCAGTTGGTTTTGGTAGAACCACAACATGGAATACTGATACACCTAACCCAACAGATAATTTTAATTACATAGACCATTCTGGTGATACTCAAATATTTGGTAAAAAGGTTACTAGTGCAAATATAAGAAGATTAATAACAAGAAGAAATTGGACTCAGGGAACAAGATATGAAATGTATCGTCATGACTATAGTGTCGTAAATCCTTCACCAGTTACAAACTCAACAAGATTATATAATGCAAATTACTATGTAATTAATAAAAACTTTGATGTATATGTTTGTATTGACAATGGTTCTTCTGGTATTAGTTCAACTGGAAATGCATCACAAGATGAACCATTATTTACAGATTTAGAACCATCAAGAGCAGGTGAAAGTGGTGATGGATATATTTGGAAGTACTTATTTACAGTTCCCCCAAGTGATATTATAAAATTTGACTCAACTGAATATATTTCAGTTCCTAGTAGTTGGCCGACTTCTTCTGAAACTCAAATACAATCAGTGAGAGAGAATGGAGATTCTACTGTAAATAATAACCAAATTAAAAAAGTTTATATTGATAAACAAGGTTTTGGATACTCTCAGAATATTGTTGGTAGAGAAGTTGATATTGTTGGAGATGGAACAGGTGGAAAAGTGATTATTGACACTGATAGTAATGGTAAAATTATAAAAACAGTTGTTTCTTCAGGTGGTCAAGGATATACTTATGGGATGGTTGATTTAGGTCCACTTGGTAATTCAGGTGTATCTGTTGGCAACTTTGCTAAATTAATACCAATTATTCCACCATCTAGGGGTCATGGCTTTGATTTATACAAAGAATTAGGAACTGATAAAATTTTAGTTTATGCAAGATTTGATGATTCTACAAAAGATTTTCCAACAGATACTAAATTTGCACAAATCAGTATAATTAAAAATCCAACATCCATTGGATCTACATCTGTTTTTACTGCGAATGATTTCTCATCAGTAAATGCCATAAAAATTGTTTCTCCTACTGGAACTCCAACTATTGGAGAAAAAATTAAACAAACAGTTGCTGGTGGAACTGCAGAAGGATACATTGTTTCTTATGATACTGATACTAATGTAATCAAATATTATCAAGACAGATCACTATTTTTTAATCAAACTAGTGGTGATCAAACAGATTATGTTGGAATTACAACTGGATCTAAAGTTTTGCAGTTTGAATCTTCAGCAGAAAGTGTAATTGCTCCTACAAGTGGATTTAATGCTACTGTAGATCAAAACTTCACTGGAATAAGTACTAATCCATCTGGTAATAAAGTTATCTCATTAGGTGTAAACTTCACAAATGGACTCGCATCTCCTGAGATAAATAAAAAGTCGGGTGAAATAATTTACTTAGACAACCGACCACTGGTGACTAGAAACGCTAGACAGAAGGAAGACATTAAAATCATCTTGGAATTTTAAAAAATGCCACAAAAAACGAATTTAAATATAAGTCCTTATTATGATGATTTTAATAAGGAAGATAAATTTTACAAAGTCCTGTTTAAACCAGGATTCCCTGTTCAAGCAAGAGAATTAACAACTCTACAATCTTCTTTACAGAATCAAATTGAATCATTTGGTAGTCACATCTTTAAAGATGGGTCTATGGTGATACCTGGTAATATAAATTTTGATTCTCAATACCACTCAGTTAGGATATTAGATAGTCATTTAGGTATTCCAGTAACATTATACTTAGATCAATTAATTGGACTAAGATTAAAAGGTCAAACTTCTGGTATTATTTTAGCAATTGATAGTTATGAATTAGCTGGTATAAACACAGAAATAGATGATTTAACAATTTATGTCAAATATTTAGAGTCAGGTCCTAACAATGAAATATCAAATTTAGATGATGGTGAAAAATTAATAGTTCAAGAATCTTTTATCTATGGTAATACTGCGATTAATGAAGGAGAGACAGTTCTTACATTAGTAGATACTGGTGCTTCTGCAATTGGATCTGCAGTTGGTATATCTTCTGGAACATATTTTATTAGAGGAACTTTTGTTGATGTTTCTACAGATAAAATTGTTTTAGACCCTTATTCAAATACACCATCATATAGAGTTGGTCTTAATATTGATGAGCAATTAATTACTGCCAAAAACGATGATTCTTTATATGATAATGCAAGAGGATTTTCAAATTTTGCTGCACCAGGTGCCGATAGATTAAAAATAACTACATCTTTAGGAAAGAAAAGTTTAACTGATTTTAACGATACAAACTTTATTGAATTGCTTAGATTAGATGAAGGTGAAATCAAAAAAATTGTTAAAAAATCAGATTATTCCTTAATTAGAGATTATTTTGCTGGAAGAACATTTGATGAATCTGGAAATTATACAGTTCAAGCATTTGACGTTCAAGTTTTTAATTCATTAAATGATGGTATATCTAATGAAGGTATTTTTAGATCAAATGAAGTAACAGATCAACAAAATACTCCAAGTGATGATCTAATGTGTGTGAAAGTATCACCTGGAAAGGCATATGTAAAAGGTTATGATATAGATTTAAGTGGAACATCAATAATAGATGTAGAAAAACCAAGAGATAAACAAATAGTTGATTCTTCATTAATTCCATATCAAATGGGAACTATCTTAAGAGTTAATAATGTTGCTGGTGTTCCTGCACCTAATATCAATGATGATACTAAATTTGTCGAATTATATAATCAAAGAACTAGTAACGGAACTAGTGGTGAGGGTGAATTAGTAGGTCAAGCAAGAGTTTATTCATTTGCTGTTTCGGACGCATCATACGTAGGTAATACAACTGAATGGGATTTACATTTATTCGATATTCAAACATTTACTCGTTTAGTACTTAATCAAGCTGTAAGTAATGCTCAACTTCCTGATACTTCATTTGTAAGAGGATTAAGTAGTGGTGCGACTGGATATGCAACAGCAGCAGGTGGTGATAGTACAATTGTTAAACTAACTCAAGTTACTGGTGTATTTGTACAAGGTGAGCAAATAATTATCAATGAAGATCCAGAAATATCAAGATCTATTCAAACAGTTAGAACTTTTGGAATACAGGATATTAAACAAGTTTATCAAGATACATCTTCTCTATCTGGATATGCTTCAGATTTTGATGCTGATGTAGTTTTACAAAGAAGAATTCCAACTGGTTTTAGTATTATTGATAAATTAAACATCGGTGTAACTGGTGTTGCCACATGTGCAGGTAGAAGTTTTACTGGTATAAAAACAGATACAATTGTTAGATATCAATTACCAGATGAAGCAGTAGAGAGATTTAATAGAGTTACAAGTGTATCTACAGATGGACTTTCAATAACTCTAGGATCAGTACCAACTGTAAGTGGTATCTGTAATGGTGCAGTTCCAACTACACTAACAACTACAACTTTCTCATTTGGTGTTCCTAATATAAATCTAAACGAAAATAAAGGTTTATATGCAGAATTAGGAAATAAAAATATATCTGATATTGATTTATCAACTGCTAATTTAACTGTTGGTAAAAATATAACTGGAGAGAGTACAGATGGATCTGGTACATTAGCATTTGATCTAGCTGCCAGTGGTATTTCAAGTGCATTTTATGAAGATTTTGATGCCGAAAGATATTCTATTCACTATTCAAATGGAACTATTGAAGATTTAACAGCAGATCAGTTTGTTTTAGGTGCAAATGGTCAGTCTGTTACTATAAATGGACTAACAGCTAGTCAGTCAAACGTTGTTGTAAGCACAACCCTTAAAAAACAATCGTTAAAGAGTAAGCAAAAAAATTATATTAGAAGTGAAAAAATAGAAATTCTTAAAACTGCTGTAGGAGTAAATACATCTCTTACAGGAATGGATCAATCTACTGGTTATGGTTTAAGAGTAGAAGATAAAGAAATATCATTAAATGTTCCTGATGTAGCAAAAATTATAGGAGTTTTTGAGTCAATTGACAGCGATTCACCAACACTTGATAGATTAACTTTTCCTGCTGGTTTAAGTTTAAACACAGCAGCAATAGTTGGTGAAAAGATAATTGGTGATAGTAGTGATGCAATAGCACAGATAACTGCATTAATATCAGCAACACAAGTTGAAATAGCATACTTAACTCCAACTAAATTTACAATCGGTGAGGTTTGTAACTTTGAGGAATCAAATATATCAACAACATTACAACTTATAACTGTTGGAAATAACTTAAATATCACTAATAGATTTGAACTTGATAAAGGTCAGAGAGAACAATTCTATGATTATTCACGACTTGTAAGAAGAGTTAATTTCCCACCTGCAACTCGAAAAGTTTTAGTTGTATTTGACAAATATGTATTGCCAAATAACGATACTGGAGATTTTTACACAGTCGCATCATATGATGAAGAAAGATTTTCACATGATGTTCCATTATTAAAAAATGGATTAAGAGCAACTGATACTATTGATTTTAGACCAAGAGTTTCTACTTACACTGGTGCAGAGTCACCTTTTGCATTTAAGAATAGAACTTTTGCAAATACATTCAATCCATCATTTATTGTAACTCCAAATGAAAGTTCAATAATTGGATATAATTTTTACTTACCTAGAAATGATAAAGTTGTTTTAGATACTTTAGGAAATTTAGCAGTAATTCAAGGAACATCTTCAACTGATCCAGTGACTCCTACAATATCTGAAAATGCAATGGAAATTGCAACAATACAATTACCTGCTTATCTTTATAACCCAGATGATGCGATTATATCTGTAGTTGATAATGTCAGATATACTATGAGAGATATTGGTAGACTTGAAGATAGAATTGAAACATTAGAAGAGGTTACTTCATTAAGTTTACTTGAACTTGATACAAAAACTTTACAAGTTCAAGACTTTGATGGTTTATCAAGATTTAAAACAGGTTTCTTTGTAGATGATTTTAAAGATACAAATCTTTTAGATATAAATGATCCTGATTGTAAAATTAATGTAGATACTTCAAAGAAAGAATTAAATGTTCCTCTAGATTTTTGGTCAATTAAACCAGAATTAGCACTCGATTTAACAACTAATGTTGATACTGCTGATTTCTCACAAAATCTTGAATTATTGGATACTAATGTTAAGAAAACTGGAGATCTAATTACTCTAAATTATGAAGAGGTAGAATGGATACAACAACCATTAGCATCAAGAGTTGAAAATGTAAACCCATTCAATATGGTTGAATTTGTTGGAAGAATAATTCTAAAACCATTCACTGATAGTTGGGTAAGAAATATACAAGTCGATGGTGGCACAGTTAGAAGAACAGGTGGATTCGATGGTTCATATATTGATACAGTAAAAACAAGTAGTGCTCCTGATACTCATATCAGATCTAGAAACGTTGCTTTTTCTGCAAGTGGATTAAGACCAGTTGCTAGATACTATCCATTCTTTGATAGTTCAAGTGGAATAGATCTTGTGCCAAAACTACTTGAAATATCTATGACAAATGGAATATTTTCAAAAGGTGAAACAGTAGAAGCTTATAATTCAAATGGAGAACGTGTTTCAATATTCAGAATTGCTCAACCAGATCATAAATTAGGAGATATTAATTCCCCTGATGAAACATTTAATGCAAATCCATACAATACATCCTTATCATTAGGTTCTGTATATTCTGCGGCTGCAAGTGTTTTAAATATTGACGTTTTATCATTAGCAGATGAAGCACAAGGTAGATTCTTTGGATATATTCCTACAAGTGGTGTAACTTTATTAGGACAGAGTAGTGGTGCACAAGCAAGTGTAGTAAACGTAAGATTAGTTGCTGATACATACGGAGATCTTTATGG